ACCATCCATCTCAGCTTGCATTGTTTCTTTATCAATTATTCCAGCTTGAAGTAATTGCAATCCTGTAATAATTTTATTTGGTGCATCGAAAGAAGCCATAGCACCATATTTTCTTTTTGTAACATAGTTACTATCAATATCTCTATCAGGAGTATAGAACTCTGCAAAGGAAGCTCCTTTGTATGTTCCAGTCATAGGTTTGCGTTTATTACCTAGTAATATTTCGTCTAACTCTAATCTCTTAGTATCTACTTCCTGTAATGCGTATTCTAAAATAGTATGATACTCAGTTACCATTTGGCTTACACCTGACTCCAACTCTTCTAAACCTCTACCTGTTACAAATGAATTTGGAGATATAGCATCATCCTGAACAGGATAACCTGCAACAACTCTTAATTGTCTTTCAAGTCTTCCTACAGATTCAAATAACTGATAAGGTAAATTAGTTACAGGTTTAACAACTTGAGAACCTGGTGTTAAATAATTTATAGAGTGTCTACCTTTTCTATATTTACCTGATTCTATTTCTCCAACAATATTTGTTTCTGTAAAGACAGCGTCTTCCATAGCTATAACTGACAAGATATTAATCTTTGCCATAGCTGCCATTAAACCTACAACTTGGTCAAACTGACCTTGCAACTTATCGAAACTAAATCTTTTAGCTACAACAAATGCTGGTCCTGATTTAAGAACATTAGGAATAAAATCTACAATTTTCTTTGAAGCTATATGTACAATATATGTTCCTTCAGGATTCATATATTCTATAATTATATCTCCATCATCTCCTGAGTTACTCCAATCAGCTTTATGTTCATTTAATCCATATAAAGCAGCAGGTTGTGATTCTCTTTGTTTTGCTTTCTTGTCACTGTTGTACCAAGATTTTAATTCAGGATACATCTTTAATAATTCTTTAATTGGAATCTTTGTTACAATAGCAAGCTCTTGTGGGTCTTGTGTATTACCCATATGTCCTGGATAACAATCATAAGGATTTCTTAATTCAGCTATAGGATAAACATTTCCATTACTATCTTCTTTTGTAGATATAACCCAAACTGCAAATCCATAACCAGGTAGCCATCTTGCTACTTGAGGTAGTTGTAATTCAAGCTTTTGAAGATTGTCATATGAATTAACAATTCTTTCTATCTTTTCTTTTTTCTTCCTATTACGACCACTATCTCTAGCATTTGTTATTTGTACTTCCGTTGTAGGTGTTTTACCAATTTTTTGAGCTAACCTATCTAATGCAGATAACATTAAGTTAGGTGCAGGTAAGTTATTACTATCAGCTTTAGTTCCTAATAGTTCTGTTATACCTTCTTCTCCACCATTAAGAATAGCTTTAAATCTATATCTATCAGGTAATGCATCTTTGTGCATTTGTCTTAAGTATATTGCTCTATCTAAAATTTGGTCAGGTGTCATCTAATTAACTCCAAGGTAATTCATTCCAATCTATGGTATCATACTTCTCATAACTTGGGGAGTATTCATAGGACAAATCGGCATAGGACAATCTACTAAGTGTTCTTACTACTTTCATAGGAAACCAACTAGCCATAACAACATCTGATTTAAATCCTCTACCACCACTTCCTTTAGAAGCAAAATAAACTAATTGTTTTTGATAAGTTATTGATTTAGCTTGTGCATCTCCTCCATAAAAAGGTAAGCTTATCATCTCTTCATTAAACATTGGTGCTAATGAAGTTACTCCAAATTTTTCATCCCATTTGTTCTTATGAGTTTCATGTCCTTCTAATTTAATACCTTGTACATTACAATACTCTTTTATTCTTTTATCTTGTCTAATTGCTTTTTGAAATCCATTCTCTTCTATTACCCAGTGATAACAATTATATTTCTCATGCCAATTTCTTATTAGAGCAAATGCTTCGTCTAATCCACCACCATGATGATTTTCTAAATCTACCATAGTTAATTTTATTTTCTCTCCTGTTTCTACAGCCCATAAGAAACCTGCTTGATAACCTGTAGCTGCTGGGTCTAATCCAGCTACTAAGTATGCACCTTCAGGAACAGTACCTAATGGCATACTAGGTTTATAACATTTCTCTATACTCTCAGGATTAAATAAACTTAAGCTATCATTGTAAGCTTTATTTAAATAAACCATTTCAAAATTCTTAAGACCTCCTGTAGTCATAGCATCACGCTTTCTATCCATTAGCCATTTAAAACTTCTTTTGCCTGACCATAACATACAGTCAACATGGTCCTCTTCGTCAAACTCAGGTACTATACATAATGAATCATGTGCTTCTTCTACTATTGTTTCCCATGCTTCTGATTCCAAAAGAGCAGAATACAAATCTTCAGGATGCTGTCTTGAACCAATAACAAGCATAGCTGTATGCTCCTCTTTTCTAGAACCAAGTGTTGTAGTCCACCAATTCTTTGTATTATTTCTTGATGATGGTTGCATAGTAGAACTGTGGTCTTCAATGTCATCTGCAATAATTATGTCGCAGTCTCTTGATAGAATCTTACCACCTCTACCTATGCCTATCATTGTAGGTGATTTAATACCTGATACTGTTCTAGTAGATACAGTAAATCCATTTCTTGACCACATCTTACCTGCTCTAGTTGCAGGTTTAAATGTACCATTAGGTCCACAGAAATCTTCTTTAAGTTTATCGTTTTGTTCTAAGGTATCCATCACAGACATAACTGAGTTCATGGCAATATCCTCGTTACCTCCTACCCACATAATTCTTATATTTGGATTCCTACAAATAAGCCATATCACAAAGTGAATTAATAATTCTGTCTTACCATGTCTAGGCGGACTTAATATCATCTGTTGGCTACCATGAAGTAAAGCTTTATTAATAGACTTTATCCAGTTCTCATGAAAGTCTGCAGTTTCAAAAGGTATACCTTGTTCTGTTAAAAAGTACCTATCTCTAAAATCAGTAAAGTCATCTAAAGATTGTTTAGCATCATCTGATATCTCCCATTCAGCAGATTGTTTATCTTTTCTAGCATCTTCTTCAAATGCACCTAATAACCTAGATATGTGTGCTGGTGTACATTTTAATTCTTCTGCTATTTGGTTTCTAGTTAATCTCTCCTGAATTAAGTCCATAGCATAACCTTCATTTACAAATTTATCATATAAGGCACCCCTACGAACTTGAGTTACTTTTCCTTTATTAACTTCTTTTACATCAGGTTCATAGTCTCTACCCTGAGCTTTATATCTAGCTTTCCTTTTAGATTCTCTGTAATAACATGTTTTAGAACAGTACTTTGTTTTTCCAGGAGGCAGGAGAGTCTCACATTCAGGACTTATGCATACAACATTAGTAGGCATTACTTAGATTCGACTTCCTCTGACAATTGTTCCATGTTCTCGTTATAGTCTCCAACAAATTTCTCTATTAAAGCATCTACTTTAGAAGTGTTAGGTTTTTTGTTTACTAACTCTGAACCACATGCTTCTTGTAAATCTATTGCCCAAGATTTTAAATCTCGTGGCGTTCCAAATATATTTGGTTTATTTTTAATTTTTCCAGCCATTAATATTTCTTACCTTTTCTTTTCGATGGGTATCTCTTCTTCTTCCCCTTCTTTGTTACTGGCACGATTCCTCCTAACTTGTTTGTTGTAATTTACACAACCTAGATTAACACATTTCCATGTGTTTTTTACTTTTTTTATTTTTTGACCACATTTATTGCAGTCATCATTTCTCATCTAATAGATTATACTATGCAACCTTAACCTTATCTAACAAGTGATAACTTAGATTGATTTTCTGCACTACACCTGTTGCGATTAGGTCCTCTATAGGTACTAACAAAGAGCGTGAAAAAAAATTTTTATTTTGAGCTTCTACAATCCTATATGTATCGTTGATAATCCAATCGACTATATAAGGTATAAGATGCACAGGATTCCAGTAAAGGACCTGGTTGGTTGGGTAAATCCAGTAGAACATAAAATCAGAGAATGTTTTAAATTGGCACCCAATAGATTTTGTTCCATCATCTTGTACTATCTGTATTTCAAGTGCTACATTACCTGTTTCTTTACTCTGTGTATCTGTCTTTACTTCAATATACCTTGTACCTAGTTCATTATTGATTATAAAGAAGTCTGCACCTTTCAGTTGTTCATCTTTCCTTGCATCTCTTACTATGTACTTTCCTTTACCTTCTTCACTTTGAGATTCGTAGTAAGATTTAATTAATACTTCACCCTTCCTACCTATCTCTAACTGTTCTTTGAAATCAAACATTTCTTCCTTCCTTACTTGTTATATAATTACTATAACACTATAGTGATTTAAACAGGCATTATGAATCACCTGCTTTAAGAAATGATTTGTAAGAACAGGCGAAATACATCAAGTGGACTAGCAGGACCATGTTAACTAGCGTTAGAGGCTATTACTTCACATATTTATAAATAAAGTCAAGTCAAACAAACATTGTCACTAAACTTATTTACTGGTTTTGGGAGGGAGTGACACAGGGTACGCTATATCTAATACTCTCACATTAAAGAAAAAGTATTTAATACTTTCTCTTTACTGGTAAAATGTGGTAAAATAGGACATTAGGAATGGTGGTGTAGATTATTTATCTATACCTTCCTTGATAAAACATACGCCTGGCTACACCACTTTCCTTAACTCTTAAGTCCAACAATTACCAGCAATATTCTAAGGTATTACATAATGATATAGGGACCACCCCACATTGAAACCCCCTTACGCATGGTGCACACTAGACAAGAAATACTATACAATATATCTGCTTACTAATACACATAAACACAAACATATACAAAGATATGTCCTACATATACCATATAATCCTATCTAATGATTTCAACCATAGATACTCTCTCTTAAGAACGGTAACAAGGCTAGTAGGTCACTCATATGTTTAAATGGGGAAAGCATTAATCTAGCATACCTGTAAAGTCAAAGTCCCATAAGAAAAACATACAAGCCAACTCATATAATCTTACAGAGATAGTTGTTTGTTGTTTTTCTATATAGGCGGTTTGACTTGACTAGGCACAAGGTAATATCGCATTAGCAATATTACTGCTAGATTCTTGCTTAGTATTAGTTATATAAGAAAGGATAACATTATGACTAAGAAAAAAACTCTAAGTGAGTTATTAAACGAAGTTGGATTAGACCATCAGGTTAAGTCCTTAGATAATCAAGTACCTACAGATGATATAGCATCAGAATTGGTAATTGAACAAGGACTTAACAGTCTAAAACCTAATAATACAATTGGAACATATCTGAAAAGACCATGTAAAACCAAAGCATTATTAGATAATAAGGTTTTAGACATATCGTTTAAATTTAAGCGAGTACTTGGTAGTGAAGTTGGCGACAACGCACTCGGTACAGATGGAAAATCCAACTCCGATAAACAGCGTTTCGCTGTTTATGTCGACGAAAAGTTCGACACAGGTATATACTTCACTCAGACTGCTTCAATAAAGCAGTTCGAATGGTTAGTGAAGTATAATACTGAACTTTTCACCGACTCTGAGTACTCAGAATATCACATTGATGAGAATTGGAAGTTACCAACTAAGTTCCAAACGGACTTAGGACGCAACAAATGCGTAGCTTGGACTTCCAATTCAGGAGTTCCTATTATCGTTCCTACAATATCTATGGCACAGCTATATGATAGAACGAATAAACTAGGAGGAACTCCTTTCAGTAGACCTAATAGCATTGTCAAAACTGACATAGCTATCTCCAACATAAAGGTTGGTCAAGTCTATCAACAAGATATTCAGGTACTCAGTCCTGAACGATGGACTATAATATCTAAAGCTATGGTACAAGGTAACTTAACAGACGCTAACATAACACATGAGGAAGTGAACTTCCTTAAATACTATGAAAGCTTAGTTACTAAAGCCAAAGCATAATATAATTAAAGGGAGTAGAGAAATCTACTCCCTTTTTTTAATGAGCCATAACACAATTACTAAAAAAATATAACACACCTGTTGGAAACATATAACACCATAGTCTGCTCTACACCACATAAATATAAACTAAACAAAATCATAAAGAACAAATATATAACACACACATTATTCTAAAATAAAAAATAAAATTTTTTTACCCCACAATACATGTAATAAGAAATTAATTTCAATCACACACGCGTGAAAGATACTGTCAAATTCTAGTATTATAATAAGAATCCTAATTAACGCATTAAGAAAAAGATTAAAGTTTTTTTCAGGAAATTTTTATTTCTGTTTTTACACAAATTTGTGCATGTGTGCACGAAGAAGGGATTATCTATGAAAAATTATAGAGAAAGTAAAGCACCTAGTATGAA